ATGGCGCGCATCACACGCCCTCTAACTAATAACGAAATTCTTAAAGCTAAACCTCGCGAAAAAGACTTTACCCTCCATGATGGGGACGGCTTGTTCTTACTCGTCAAAACCTCTGGTAAAAAACTTTGGCGCTTTCGCTACCAGCGACCAAACAGTACTAGCCGTACAAATCTCAGCCTTGGCGCATATCCTGCCCTTACGCTTGCAGCAGCACGTCAGATACGCGATCAGCATTTGTCTCTCTTAGCACAGGACATCGATCCTCAGCAGCAACAAGAAATAGTTTCAGAACAGCGCCAAATAGAGCTGGATAGCATTTTCTCTACTGTTGCTGCCAATTGGTTCCAGCTTAAGAGCAAAAGCGTCACACCGGATTATGCAAAAGACATCTGGCGTTCCCTAGATAAGGACGTGCTCCCTGCTATTGGAGAGATACCGGTTCAGGAGATCAAAGCCAGAACGATCATTGAAGCACTGGAGCCAATTAAAGCGCGTGGTGCCCTAGAGACAGTTCGTCGTCTAGTACAGCGTATTAACGAAATTATGATTTATGCTGTAAATACAGGCTTACTTGATGCAAATCCTTCATCAGGGGTAGGAATGGCATTTGAGCGGCCGAAAAAGCAAAACATGCCCACGTTAAGACCGGAAGAATTGCCAAAACTGATGCGTTCTTTGGTAATGTCAAACTTGTCCCTTCCGACTCGCTGTCTTATTGAGTGGCAACTCCTGACCCTTGTGCGCCCTTCAGAGGCCTCAGGTGCTCGGTGGGCAGAAATCGATCTAAATGCAAAACTTTGGACGATTCCAGCCGAACGAATGAAAGCTAAGCGTGAACATATTGTTCCTTTATCACCACAGGCGTTAGAGATTATAGAAGTGATGAAGCCAATCAGTGCACATCGGGAACATGTTTTTCCTAGCAGGAATGATCCAAAGCAGGCGATGAATAGCCAAACGGCCAATGCCGCTTTGAAACGGATTGGGTACGGTGGAAAATTAGTCGCACATGGACTACGTTCAATAGCAAGCACTGCTATGAATGAAGCGGGATTCAACGCAGATGTTATTGAGGCCTCCCTAGCTCATACAGATAAAAACGAAGTTCGAAGAGCCTATAATCGTGCTCTATATCTTGATCAAAGGGTTGAACTAATGAATTGGTGGGGAATTCAGATACAAAACGTTTGTTAATATATATGCAGCATCATTCCCGATAATGATGCTGCATAATTTTATTGCATATCAATATAAAATCTAGATGCGGAGTGATATTTGTAATCCCCCCAAGGCATCATTCTCTTTTCTGGATATGTAACATAAATCCATCGCCGAGAGCGTGTAACAGCCACAAAGGCATTATTTCTTTCCTCCTCTAAGTCAATTTTATTTTTTGCTCGATAATCAGGAAATACTCCCTCACACATGCCAATAATAAAAACTATGTCCTTTTCAAGACCCTTCATTGTGTGAACTGTACTTAACATGATTCCTTTACTTGAACCTTCACTATTAAGCTGACCTAAGGCAAGCGCATTTCTAAAAGAGGATAAATTGTCACCTAGCCCTTTACGCTTAAATCTGTTCCACATAGATTGAAGTTGTTCTATATCGCTAATTCCAAGTGCCATGTCCTCTGCTTTAGATGAATCACTGGTAACCGACCCTATTTTTGACAATTCAGATTTGATATCAGAGCAAAACTTTAATAAATTTGGCTCATCTAAGGAAAGTGCATCTACGTAACTTAAAACAAAACTTATCAGGTTTTTGTCATTATTTTCAGGATTATCTAATTTATTTATTAGATCGCTAAGATTATAGATATTCGATACTTGATTAAAAGTATTCAAACCGACCAGTTTATATAACTTCCTTCCATCCACCCAGTCTTTAGGATTTATTTTAACCCTTATTGCAAGATCAATTAACTTACCGATAAGAGATATGGGTTGCTCATTCCTATCACTGCGTTTCAAAAAACATTGAATACTTCGTGCTTTCATCTCATTTTCAATAGCTTTAAAAACAAACCTATTCCTTCCAATAACAACCATTTTGGAAAGGTCAATCCCCCCCTCTATATCAGGGTGCGTTCCTAATTGAGTCATTTTTTCAATTATATCGCATACCCATCTTGCTTCAGATTCCTCATCAGGTAATGCTTTAAGCATTTTATAACCTTCAATCGCCGCATTAATAGTAACTTGACTGTTAGGTTTTATTCTATTCGCTAAATCAATTACTACGCGAGAGGATCTATAGTTTTCATTTAAGCGATAAACTAAAGGAGAAAAATCATTGTTAAACGATTTGATGAAATAATCAGATGATGAACCATTAAAACCATAAATCATTTGATCGCTATCACCTACCATCATTACATCTTTGATTTTTTCCCCACAAAGAACCTTAATGAATTCATATTGTGCTCTATTCAAATCTTGAGCTTCATCAACAAAAAGAGCAATATATTTCTTTTGATATATTCTAGACACTGATTCTTGACTTAAAAGAATTTTATGTGCGTATAAAAGAATATCATCAAAATCAACACCACCACTTTCCAGCAAAGCAGATTGATAGTCTTGATAAATATTCCACATTCTAGAGTTAGAGTTATACTTTTCTTTTACTTCATCTTCATTTAAAAGCTCTCTCTTAATTTCAGAGAAAACATTGAGATATTGGCTCATTATTTTTTCGCGATTTCGTTTTTCCCGAGCATCTTCAACATTTAAATATTCATCAATATTTACACCTTGTTCCCTGAGAGATTGTAGGAAAACCTCCATACGGTCTTGGTCACGCTCGAATATATGTAATTCCTTCGGCAAACCAATTGTATATCCATAGCTTTCAAGTACCCGCTGCGCAACAGAATGAATAGTTGAAATCCAAATACGCTCGCGGTTTTCTGAACCATCATCCAACCTTTCAAGCATTTCGTCAGCTGCTTTATTGGTGAATGTAAGTGCAATAATACTTCCCCGACTTGAGTGGTTGAGGATGTGTCTGACCCTTTCAGTCAGAACCCTTGTTTTACCAGACCCTGCTGAAGCAAGTACTTGCAAGGCTGTCCCTAAAGGAGCTTCAACAACCTCTGTTTGAGCACATGATAAGTAATCATTCATAATTCAAGCCATCCTCTAACTTTCTCAAATGCAATAATAACAGATGATGGAAGTAAATCTTCAAAATCCTTTTGGTTGGCATTCTCGGCTAGAATAGCTCCAAGATATCCTGCATAGCTTGCTTTTGACTCACGCATTTTTGAGACTATATTTTCAGCAGATAATGCTTCTATTTCAGATTTTTTTACTTCTACATATCTTTGATTTTCACTAGCCTTAGTCTCACTAAGCACTAATGCACTGTTTATTTCATCACGAATATTTAGAACATCGCAGAGTTCAGCTTCAATATCATTCCCCTCATTCAAAAAATTTAAAGAGAAACAATCTGGACTCAAGTCAAGCCCTTCACGCCTCAAACGTTCGACTTGACGATTCACTTCAGTTTGAGTTTCACCATCATTATCACTGACGATGCACACCGGAATCCCTAAATTACTAGCCAACTTAATGAATGGCGGATAATTTTTACCACTTACGCTGATACAATTAACCCCAATACTAAACATTGACCTACCAAAATAAAGCTCAAACATAGAGGGTATCAATTGCTCTTCAGTTACGCCCTCACATAATATTAAGGCTCGAGAAAAGAGTAATTCACCTCGAGTTAACAATATTTCTCTTTTTATTGCATTCCTTTCATCATGCTCAATCCTTTTTTTTAGACAACTCACAGTTACACCATCTGACCGTTTTATAAATGACCTTATATCTTCTAATTCCGCCATTGCACTTAAATATGGCGAGTGCGTACTAAGGATAATTTGCCCCTGCGATGAAGTTAATTGTTTAAATAATGTTCTTTGGGCATTAGGATGAAGATGCGCTTCAGGTTCTTCTGCTCCAACAATAGGATGTAAAGCCTTGCTTTCATTATCATGCCGATCGTGCATAAACCCTAAGAACGATTGAACTGTAAGCATTGAAGCCCAACTTCTTGTACCAGTACCGTGATACTCCATTGAAAAAGAATGGTTTGCTTCATCACCAAAATGGACTGTAAATTGCTTTGATAGATCCCTAATCTTTTTTGGAAAGGGTGTTATTTCGGTATGACTTGCACCAAGGAAAGAGTCATTCAATCCTTGAAGTGACTGCTTTAAGCTCTGGAGGGGTTCACTTCTATCCACTGCAGTTGCATTTATAGTGCTGATCATTCCTTCAAGGGCAGCGACATCCTCATCCTCATATTTGATATATGAGAGGACCTTCCCAATATATGATGACTTATCTTTAAGTTCGCTATGAATGTCCCTTTGAGCTTCGATGGAAATATATGGTATTGCATCAATCCTTGATCTAACTTTCCTTCTATCGTTAGGATTCAAATCTTTCCAAGCATCTAAAGCAGGCCATTCGTTCAGATAGAATCTCTGCGTATTAAATCCGCCTTTAACCTCATCAGGTTGTACCTTGGTACGTATAGCTATAAATTCTCTTCCGTCGGCATTAACTGCTATATTGTCCCCAAATACATCAACCCACTGCTCATCAAATTCATCCACCCTTACAAATATGTTGCTGGTTGGTATAATCATCACATCAACGATTACATTACTTACTTTCGTTCCGTTAGCATCTATATGAAAATCTTCATCGCTAAAGTAACGTTGATAGTCACCTAACGCTAGTTGAAGGGATTTAAGAAAAGAAGTTTTACCTGCATTATTTGTACCCAGTAGAATTGCAACTCTTCCAAGTTCAACCTCAATCTCCTTTATACCTCTGAACCCTGAGATCCTTACACTATTAATAAGTATTGGCATATATCCAGTCCCTCGATTAAGTTTTTAATATTTTTAACTTGCAAACATCCCCCTGTTACTATACTGCACAGATTATCACCACCTAAAATTAAAATAAATCATCTATATTACTTAGCGCGCAATGCTCTCCCCGCCACGCCTGCACGCTTAAAGGGTCGTTTTTAATGCAGGTGCATAAGCGGTCTGAGACCGCGCCAGAGCTGGCGCTGACGAGGGCGGCGAGGGTGTGAAAACGCATGCAAAACCATGCATCTTACGCATGCATGGCTTAATTAGGGGAAATTAGCGGGATTTACGGGGATTTTCTGAGGGGCTACCGTGCGGCCAGTTCTGCGCGTTTATTCACGTAACTCTGGTTTTGTGCGGGTGTATATTTTTCACGATTGTCATCCCGCGAAGCCGCGTCAGGCCTGAATCCGATAGCCGTTAAAATGTCATTATCCTGTGCGCAATAATTAATTTTTTCACCGGCGGCCAGCCACACCGACAGCGCTTCACGCAGGTAATCGACTGAATGCTGCATCACACAGCGAGTGACGGCGGGATTCTGGCTGTTATAAACCATTAATTCAGGCGCAAGCGCGGCGGCCAGCTCTGCGCCGTGCACCTGCATAAAATCATTCAGCCGGTCACGGATACTGATGCGCTGCACGCTCTCATGTGAGCGAATATAGCGACCGGCCGCCTGATTAATTTCCCACTTTTTCACGTCGATAATGTCACGCAGGGTTTGCAGACTTATGACGCGGCTGTCATTACCGCTAGCAATAAGTTCGCGGTATTCGTGTTCGGCATCGGCAAGCTCCTGTTTGCGGTTCAGCCAGGCGGTTTTATTCTTCAGGCAGTCTTCAAAAGCCTGCTGTAGCGTCATGGTGGTCACTGGCGTTTCTCCTGATTATGGCGGAACGGTGAGCTGTAGCAGCCCTTTACCATACGGGGCGACATCGGGATATCCGGCTGGGTCTGAGGTTTAAAGCTTTCAGGCGGTAACCGGATAATTTCTTCAATCGACTCGATGCTGCGAAAAGTGGATGAACATTCGATATTGGTGCACTGGTGGTAGCGCTGTTTGACGTTATCCGAGAGATACCGGCTTGTACGCGCATGTGCCGCCTTTTTGCAGAACGGGCAGTGCATCATTCCAGCAGCCCCCGCGCTTTCAGGTCAGCTTCACGCTCACGCAGTTTGTTAAAGTAGGTCTGACGCTGACCGTGGGTCACTGCCACACCATAATTCATGTGCGCCAGCGTCTCAGCCGACAGCCCGGCTTTAAACAGCACCGGCTCATCCGCCAGACGGATGTGACAGTCCCTCACCGCACGCTCAAGCCACGTCTGCACCTCCTGCATGACCGCTTTATCGGGTTCGACATAGCCCTGAATCCCGACGGTGTTCGCAAGCGGGTTCCCCAGCGCCAGCATTTTGAGTTTCATCGCCCGGACAAGCGCCCCGCACGTGTCACGCAGCGCCTTATCCAGCTCTTTTCCGGCGTACTCGCTCAGCACATTATGATGCGCCTGACGGTACTTTCTGGCCGAGATGTCACAGGAGGCTTTCAGGCGGTCGCTGTCATAGGCCAGCACCTCAGCCAGCCTGTCGCATTCCTGCGCCAGTTCGCGGGACGCCACACGTGCCAGATGCTGCTGTTTCAGCTCGTCCGTCAGCATTGCCCCACCGGCACGAAAGGCCGTGCGCCATACGCTGGCCTCGCTGCCGCTTGCCTTTTCGAGCTCTGCTTTCTGCTCTGCGGTTCGGGTCATCGCCGTGGTGGTGTCATCCATCTGACGGGCGTTTTCGAGATGGGCGGCTCTGGCCGCGTCCAGTTGCTGGAATGCCGGTTTCAGGTAATCAGGGATAGTGGTGGTGGTCATGGTGTGTCTCCTCAGACGTGTCAGGTTGAGGAGATTCTGCCGTGCGCCACACAACAACTCGACTCATTGCCGTTGTGGCAGGAATGGCACAGACGGGACGTTTAAGAGCAGGCTGGCCAGAGAAAGGTCGAAGGAAAATCACCCTCTCTGTTTGTTTTTTTACTGTTAACTATTCACCACTGTTCACCTTAAAGAAAAATATAAGTAATACAGTAAGTTAAAGGGTGAATAGTTGAGGGTCTGACTGTTCACCGTCTGTTCACCACTGTTCACCCTGAGCATTTATCGACCACTAGCATTCTTTCGGCCTTTTAGATTCATTGGGAATAAAAGTGTGTATATTTATTCCATTTTTAACTTATCGACCTTGCCAACAATGGCCAATAAAGGCCAATAACGGCCAATATAGGCCAGCAGTGTTTACGGTATAAAATTCAGTCAGTTGTATGGCCTGCTGATAAGAAAAGACTTGTTGCCCTGAGCGAAAATATTCACAAAATAGAGCGCTACCCGAGGCCGGACGGACACGACCGGCACTGTATGGACTTTATGAGGTAGCCCAATGCACACCGCTTTTTCTTGCCCGCCTTCTGCGCCTGTCGCCCCGCCGATGCCGTTTTCTGACGCGGTTCAGGAGCGTTTTATCCGCCTGCCCGAAGTGATGCACCTGTGCGGTCTGTCCCGTTCCACAATTTATGACCTCATCAGCCGGGAGGCTTTCCCGAAACAAATCTCACTGGGCGCTAAAAACGTGGCGTGGGCGCAGTCGGAAATCACCGCATGGATGGCCGAGCGGATCGCCGACCGTAACCGGAGCTGCGACGCATGATGATGGCCGTTCTTCTGAAAGCCCCTTTTTCTGGCTTGCTTCCGTTCGCCGTTTCCAGGTATAGTTTTCCCGCTGTCGCAAAATCGACAGCCGGAATTGGCGTTCCGTGTAACTTATTGGCGACCTTAGACGCGCCTTGCGTCTTTTTTTACGTCGTAGCTCAGGCACACCCATTTTCCGGGCTGTGGTGTTTGTTTATGCACCGTGGTTCTTTCCAGATAATGGTAGTCCGGGCGGGGCAGCCTTCGGGCTGGCCGGTTTCCAATAAGGCCGGTTACGCCAACCCCGTTCGGGCTACCACCAGTGAAATTGGCGTTTCCGGTGGTAGCAATAACCGCTACTTATTGGAGGCAGCCCTCATGGCTACTACCCTCACCCCGTCACACCCGCAATTTGTCTTCGTGTTTGCCGCTGTTCGTCGCGCAGACCGTAAACCACGTATCTGTATGCTCCGCACCGTGGCCGGTAACGAACACGCCGCACGCCGTTCCCTCGTGCGTGATTACGTCCTCTCGTTTGCTGGCCGTCTGCCGGTGGCGGAGGTGCACGCATGAAACATCCCGCGATCACCCTGAAAGATCTTGAATGCCTTGAGCACCTGCGCAACGTCGGCCAGCTCGTCAGCGACCTGTCGCAGGCGCAGGACAGCACCACCCTTTGCCATAGCCCCGCGCAGCGCTTGCAGCTCACCTCCGTGGTATACCTGATGACCGTTCAGCTCGACGGCGTGGTCGAGCGCTGCAACCAGCGCTGGCTGACCGGGGAGGCTAACGCATGAAAAAGCCCCTACCGCCTGTATTACGCGCCGCCCTGTATCGCCGCGCGGTGGCCTGTGCCTGGCTTAATTTGTGCGAACGTCAGCACCGCTATCCGCACCTCACCCTCAATGCGCTGGAAAGCGCCATTGCTGCCGAGCTGGAAGGGTTTTATCTGCGCCAGCATGGCGAGGAAAAAGGCCGTCAGATTGCCTGTGCGTTACTGGAAGATTTAATGGAAGCCGGACCACTGAAAGCCGCGCCGTCGCTGTCCTTTCTGGGGATGGCCGTCATGGATGAACTCTGCGCCCGTCATATTGATACGCCAGTTGTGCACTGAGGGAGAAAATAACGATGAAAATGAACGTAACGGAAACCGTAAAACTGGCGTGCGGCCACTGGCCGCGCATTCTCCCGGCGCTGGGTGTGCCGGTCATCAAAAACCGTCATCAGGCCTGCCCGGTATGTGGCGGCTCTGACCGCTTTCGCTTTGACGATAAAGAGGGGCGCGGGACGTGGTTCTGCAACCAGTGCGGCGCGGGTGACGGGCTTAAGCTGGTCGAAAAAGTGTTCGGCGTGTCGGCCTCTGAGGCCGCAGGAAAGGTGAGCGCCCTGACCGGCAGTCTGCCGCCGGTAGCTGAGGACATTATTATTGCCGCTGAGGCCGAAACCGACGCCAGCCGCAAAGTCGCTGCCACGCTTGCGGCCTCTCTGATGGAGAAAACCCGCCCGGCCACCGGCAACGCCTACCTGACCCGCAAGGGCTTTCCGGCGCTCGAATGCCTGACGCTGACCACAACGCACAAAACCGGCGGCGTGACCTACCGCGCCGGTGATGTCATCGTACCGCTGCAGGACGAGACCGGCGCACTGGTTAACGTTCAGCTTATTAGCGCTGAGGGGCTTAAACGCACTCTGAAAGGGGGGCAGGTAAAAGGGGCGTATCATCTTATTGAAGGGAAAAAAGAGGCGGGAAAACGCCTGTGGATAGCGGAGGGTTACGCGACCGCGCTCACCGTGCATCACCTGACCGGCGAAACCGTTATGGTGGCGCTCTCGTCCGTGAACCTTCTTTCTCTGGCAAGCCTTGCCCGGCGTCAGCACCCGGCCTGTCAGATTGTCCTCGCTGCCGACCGTGACCTCAGCGGAAACGGCCAGACTAAAGCCGCAGCGGCCGCACAGGCCTGTGAGGGCACGGTTGCCCTCCCGCCGGTGTTCGGTGACTGGAATGATGCGTTTATGCAGCAGGGCGAGGACGTCACGCGCAAAGCGATTTATGCCGCCATCCGGCCAGCGGCACAAAGCCCGTTCGACACCATGAGCGAGGCGGAATTTACCGCCATGAGTACCAGTGAAAAAGCGATGCGGGTGCATGAGCATTACGGCGAAGCGCTGGCCGTGGACGCCAACGGCCAGCTCCTGTCACGGTATGACGCCGGGACATGGAAAATCATCCCGCCGTCAGATTTTGCGCGCGACGTGGCCGGGCTGTTCCAGCGCCTGCGCGCCCCGTTCTCGTCGGGAAGAATTGCCTCGGTGGTTGACACCCTGAAACTGATTATCCCGCAGCAGGCCGCCCCGGCGCGTCGTCTGATTGGCTTTCGCAACGGCGTGCTCGATACCCTCACCGGCGTGTTCAGTCCGCACAGTAAATCACACTGGCTGCGCACCCTGTGCGACGTGGACTTTACCCCGCCGGTGGAGGGGGAAACGCTGGAAACCCACGCGCCAAACTTCTGGCGCTGGCTCGACCGTGCGGCCAGCGGCAATGCAGCAAAGCGGGACGTGATACTGGCTGCGCTGTTTATGGTGCTGGCGAACCGATACGACTGGCAGCTCTTTCTCGAAGTCACTGGCCCCGGTGGCAGCGGGAAAAGTATTCTGGCCGAAATCGCGACCCTGCTCGCCGGGGAAGATAACGCCACGTCGGCGACCATCGAGACGCTGGAATCACCCCGCGAACGCGCGGCGCTGATTGGCTTCTCGCTGATACGCCTGCCTGACCAGGAGAAATGGAGCGGGGACGGCGCGGGGCTTAAGGCCATCACCGGCGGCGATGCCGTGTCGGTCGACCCGAAATACCGCGACGCCTATTCGGCCTATATCCCGGCAGTAATTCTGGCCGTGAACAATAACCCGATGCGCTTCACCGACCGCAGCGGTGGTGTGTCCCGTCGCCGTGTCATCATCCACTTCCCGGAGCAAATCGCCCCGGAGGAGCGCGACCCGCAGCTTAAGGACAAAATCGCACAAGAGCTGGCCGTCATCGTGCGCCAGCTTATGCAGCAGTTCAGCGACCCGATGACGGCGCGCGCACTGCTCCAGTCACAGCAGAACTCCGACGAGGCGCTGAGCATCAAGCGCGACGCTGACCCGACGTTTGATTTTTGCGGCTATCTGGAAGCGCTGCCGCAGACGAACGGGATGTTTATGGGGAATGCCAATATCATCCCGCGACAGCCCCGTAACTATCTCTATCACGCCTATCTGGTTTATATGGAGGCCAACGGTTACAAGCATGTGCTGAGCCTGAAAATGTTCGGGCTGGGGCTGCCGATGATGCTGAAAGAGTACGGGCTGAACTATGACAAGCGGCACACCAAACAGGGTACGCAAACCAACCTGACGCTCAGGGAGGACAGCAACGGCGACTGGCTGCCGAAGTGCGACGAATCCGCAGCGACATAACCTACCTCAGACCGGCAACCGCCGGTCTTTTTATGCCTGACTGTCCCGCGAGGTGAACAATCGACTGTTCACCCTTCACCATCTGTTCACCACTTAACATCATGAAATTACTGTATAAAAATGAAAGGTGAACAGAGTGAACAGTAAAACCTAAAAAAACTTTTTACCCCCCTCCTTGCCTGACCCGGCGCACCTTGCGCGCGCACGAATCACAAAGGTGAAGAGTCGACTGTTCACTCTTCACCAACTCATCACCCCATAACCTTATGATTTAAATTGGGAAATCATCGAGGTGAACAGTGTGAACAGTTAAATGCAAAAAAACTTTTTTATGGGGTAGGGATAATGTCTAACCCTGCTCAAAATGACCAATAATCAACAAACAAAGGAAGACTGATTTTTTGTGACTTTCCATAATTGGTACACGTTTAGGTACACAATTGAAAACTGAATTAGAAAAAGCTCTTTATATTTATAGGCATGACTAACTTATTCAGATTCCCCCAGCCCACCAAATAAAACAAGGGGTTACGTGAAAACGTAACCCCTTTGTCTTTTGTAGTGGCGGCAAAATGGCGACAGCCGTTTGCCTGTGGCGGCATCCGGTAATAAAAAACCCGCCATCAGCGGGTTAGTATGCAAATTGTTCCTGCAACCCTTTCGGGTGCGGAGGGGCCGAGCTTACTCTCTCTGGGCGGCACACAGAACGTACAAACGTTTCATGCGTCACAAAAGTGTGCCCGCACTCGATATTGGTGCACTGATTGTAGCGTTCTTTGGTTTCGCTTGAGACCTGGAAGCTACTACGCGTATGTGCAGACAATCCGCACAATGGGCAATTCATCATATTAATTAACCTCCACTCACCTTTGCTCCAATCGCAATAATGATACATCATTATTCAATAATGAGAACCCATCATTCAATTTCTAACTCGTCTATTTTCACTTCGAGATCCAGACTGGTGGTAAATCCACTGTCCGGGTTCACCGTATGCGTCAGCGTGGTGATGGTCCACTCTGCATCATCAATCGGCTGCTTAAAGCCGCTCACCTTCACCGGCATTTCGGTGTAGAGATCTGCCCGACCTTCTGCTAGCTGGAGAGAGAAAGACGCCACCCCGCGCTGCAGACGCTCCCATTGCATCTTTGCCGCCCGTTCCGCATTGCCCCGGTTGGCGTACGTCCGGTTCAGGACCAGCACGTTTTCATCCGTTCCCACCAGGTAGTCGCCCTGCTTTTCCTCCGGCGCGTTGGGCGCGGCGGTTTTCTTGCGGCGTCGCTTCACCTTCGTCGTCTCTTTCTTTTTTGGCTCACGGGTATGCAGCCAGCTGGCAATCACGCCGGTGTAGGCTCCACGGTCAGCCAGGGTAAACCGATGGCCGTCACCGGCTTTACGTGTAATGGTGATAACCGGCAGCCGTTTTCCGCTGGCTGTTCTGCCCTGCCCCTGACGGATAAACAGCAGGTTTCCGTCTTTCACGGACGCCATCGCCCCGTACTGGCGCGCCAGCTTCATCAGAAAACTCGCGTCGCTCTCATTGGTCTGGTCCAGATGGTCGAGCTGCTTTTCCGTCAGGTCTGTGCCCAGCGCCACTTTCAGGTTGTGGCGGGCAGCAATCTCTTTCACCACCTCGCCCACCGTGGTCTGATGCCAGGATTTTTCACGCCGGGTATTAAGGGTTTCGCGGAAGTCAGCACTGCGCGCACGAATGGTCAGCCGGTCAGGCGCGCCGGAATGTTCGATTTCATCCACAGTAAATCCCCCTTTCGGGAACAGCGGCTGGCCTTTCCATCCGAGCGCCAGATGGATCACCGCGCCCCGACGCGGCAGAACAATCATTCCGTCCGCGTCGTCCAGCTCCAGATCGAGCTGGTCCGCTTCAAAGCCCCGGTTATCGGTCAGCGTCAGGCTCATCAGGCGCGCGTCCATCACCCTCGTCACATCCTTGCCTTCGATGGTGATACTGAACGCCGGGCTTTTACTGGTCTGGTTCATGAGATTTGAACTCAGATTCATGACAGTAACCCTCCCACCATATTTTTCACTTTGCCAATGGCAGACGTCGCCGTGTCCTGCAGATTGCTGAGCTGGTCGCTCAGGCTGCCGAACATCTCGGACAGCGACTCGTCCACCCGTTTCAGGGTCAGCGTGAACTCAATCCGGCGCGGCATTCCGCTTTCGAAAAACTCCGTTTTGGTCTGACTCAGACTCTCGATCACAAACATGCCGTAGATAGTCCCGCTGCCTTCAATCAGCGGCCACGCTTTGCCCAGCTCCGCCATCTGCTCCAGTGCCAGCAGAGACAACCTGCCGCCGGTGACTTCCGGCAGCAGCACGCCGGACAGCGTCAAAGAGTCGTTGTCCGGGCCAAGATATTGCGTGGACGGGCGGCGGTTCACCCGGTTGTTGGCGGCGTGCCGCCAGCTGCGCTGGTACTGCAGCTCCTGATACGGCACGGTACGCAGCATAAACACGTACAAACCCAGCACCATCATCATGATTCGTATCCCCCCTGATCGCTGAAATTGCTGCGGGCCTTCGCCCTGGCCCGACGTTCTCGCTCATCGAGCTGCCGCGCCACTTCACGGGCAATATCCTGCGCACTCTGTCCCGGCTGGGCGGTGATATGGATCGGCGCGTTAATCTCATAACGGATAATTGTTGGCGGACTGTCAGTCTTCACCGGCTGCGGCTGATACATCCTGACCGGCAGACTGAACGGATGCAGCGGCACAGTCTCTGCAGGCGCGGCTGTTACGCCCATCACGCCGGCCACCACGGACGCCAGCGCGGCAGTGCGCCGTCTGCTGGTTACATTCGCCGGACCGTTGACAATTTCCGGACCGTTCTCGCCCACGATGCCAAACTGCCCGCGCGGTATTGCGCCACCGCTGTCATACATTCCCGCAAAACTGCCACCCGGCGGTATGGGTCGCGGCGTGGCCGCCCCGACAATCTGCACCTGCGGTGTCGTTGTGGTGTTGCCGGTCATCCAGTCAGGCAAGTAATCCGTGACTGACGCTAGCTTGCTTTTCAGCGCTTCCCACTTTTCATTAATGCCATCAAGCACGCTGTCGATAATCGCGCTACCCATGGCTTTGAATTTCTCCGGCAGCGCGGCAATATCGCTGATGATTTCCGTCCATTTCTGGCTAATGGTCTGCCTGACAATGGCCCATGCTGCCGACACGCCATTGCTGACAGCCTCCCACAGCGCCCTGAATTTCGGCCCCAGCGTCTCCCAGTTCTGCCAGATGTAAATCGCCCCCATGGCAATCAGGCTTATCGCCGCCAGAATCGGGTTCGCCATCATCAGGCGGCCCAGCCACACCACACTTTTACCGGCACCGCTAATCGCACTGCCGATCAAACCAAATGCGCCACCGCCTTTGATGCCGAGAACGGAAAACTGCAGGCGCATTAGTGCAAGCGGACCGAGCAACGCGGCCACCGCCAGCATGACCGTCCCGAGCACCACCATAAGCGCGGCAAACGCCGCCGCCACTTTCAGCAGGCCGCCTGCCAGTCGCGGGTTTTCTTCCACCCAGCGCCGGAACGTGCCGGTAACCTCCTTCACCGTATTCATGATGGACAGCAGCGGCTCGCGCAGCGTTTCGCCCAGGCTGCTGAAGGCGTTCTGCGCGCCCGTTTTGACCAGCAACCACTGCGCGGACAGAGAATCCTTGTTGATATCGGACTCTTTCTGCATGGAGCCGTTGGCGTCACCGCCGGACGTGAGTCTGAGCTGGCGCTGCAGCTCCGGCAGGTTGTTGGCGAGCTTCGCCGCATCATCGCCAAACTCCTTGCCAAACAGCATGGTCATGGCGGACAGGCGTTTGTCCTGCGGCAGGCGGTTGACCTTCTCCAGCACGCGCTGGATGGTGCCGATGGCGTCCGTGGTCATCTGCTTTTCAATCTCTGCGGGATTGAGTTTCAGCAGGTCCATGCCTGCAAAGAAACGCTTGCTCTGCATGGTGGCAATCGACAGCTCGCGCACCATGGCATTTGACGCGCTGGCGGCAATTTCCGGTGCCGCACCTAATGACAGGAACGTGGAGCCGAGCGCGGCGGCCTTGCGATAGTCCAGACGGTCAGCCACGCCCCCCATGCGCTGCAGCACGTCGATAATGTCAGCGCCCTTTGACATGGCGTTATCGTCCAGGTAGTTCAGCGCATCGCCCAATTGTTCAATGTTACGGGTCGGCACCTTATACAGACTGGCGATTTTCCCCAGCCCTTCGGACAGCTCATCGGCAGGCAGTTCGAACGCCGTGGACGCCTTGGCCGCCGTACTAGCGAAAGCCAGCAGGTCGCGCTTCTGATCCGCCCAGGAATCGTTAGGGTTTGCCACGTTCATGCGCGCCCCGCCTTCAACCAGCGCGGCATAATCCACCGCGCCGTTTTCCATCGGCAGCTTTTCACTGGCGGCTTTGATGGCGTCCTGCATTTCGTAGAACCGGGCGGTGCGGTTGCCGTTATCATCGCGCAGACCATTGACCTGCTTTGCCACGCCCTTCATGGCATCTTCCATGCTGGCGTAGCTTTTCACCGCCGCCATCACCGGCGCGCCCATTCCGACACCTGCCGCCGTGGTGGTTGCTCCGGCTCCGGCGATACGGTCACGGACCTCCAGACTACGGGAATAGGTGGCGCGGACGGCATGCATTCTCCGCTGCTGCTCTCCAACACGTTTCAGCCTCGTTTCCTGCTCAGAAAGCTGCTGGTTGTATCGCATCGTTTCGCGAGTGATGCGGGCGGTGGCACCGGCTCCGTCATTGGCTGAAATACCGGCGCGGTAAAGTTCCGCGCGGACAAGCGCCGTTTGTTGTTGCAGCTTTTTCTGACGTTCTTCAAGTCGCTGCGTGGCAAGTTGCTGCCTCCCCAGCGCAACAATTTGCCGCTGTGATGGCGGCCCCATCGCACCCAGCTCATTACTCAGTAAGCTTGCCCGTTGGCGGGCATAGTTCAGACGATCGCCTAATTTCTGATTTTCCGCCTGGAGCTTTCGAAAGCTCTCCAGACTGCTCGCCTGGGTATCTAACTCTTTAAGGCGTGCACGGCTTTGCTGGACGGCAGTTGCCAGCTCCTTGGAGCTGGCCTGCGCGGATCGGAATGGGCGGGTGAGCTTATCAACCGCATTAAGAATCACCTGCAGGCGCAGGTTGTTGTCACTCATCGCTGGCCCCGCTTCGCTGAATGGCTTTGTGTCGCCACTCCAGCACGTCCGTTAGCGGCATAACGTCAGTGACGGACGGCGACCAGTGAAAGATGGTGGCAATGTCCGCCACCAGATCATCAACCGTCAGGCTGTCGGCAAACCGGCAAGCACCGACTTCTTCAATAAAAAAGTCACCACCTCGACCGACAGCGCGGTGAGGTCGGCGGGGTCCAGCTCCGCCATTTCCTGCGCGGTCAGGGTCGGCGTGGAAATACGCGGAATAACGGTCATCATCGCACCCACATCCATATCCATGATGGCCTGCAGGCGGGTGCCACGCAGCGCGCCGGACTGCGGTTTACGCAGCACAATTTCGGTGATTTCCGTCTTTCCACGCTTGATCGGGGTATCCAGCTGCACGGCCTTTTCGGTCGGTTTATCGCTCATGTTCGTGTCCTGTTAATGCGTACTGGCGCGGCTGTCCGCGCCGTTCAAGTTAATCAGAGGCCGAGGGCGTTACGGTGCGCTTCCATCAGGTCCACGCCGTCCACGACTTCAATCATGTTGACCAGATCGACCTCGTAGAGTATCTCGCCGTTAATGGTCAGCTTCGCGTAGCTGTTGGTGCTGGTCACTTTGGTGCTGCTGCTCTCGCCCGTTTTCCACTCGCCGGAATCCAGCTCCTTGTGACGCCCGCGCACAACCAGCTCAACCGCCTGCACTTCGCCGGTATCGTCGCGCTGGATAGAGCCGGTAAAGCGCAGCTGGATGGCATCCACCGTAGTTTTGCCCATCTGTTTAAACAGCAGCAACTCGGTCCCACCGATGGAAAACTCCGTATCAATAGCGCCGTCATCCAGCCCCATATCCACGTCCACCGCGCCCGGCATCCCGCCGCCGCGATACTTCTCAAACTTGCGGGTGAATTTCGGCAGGGTCAGTGACTCAACAATCCCCTGCCAGTTGTTCCCGTCGTTGAACAGGTTCAGGTGTTTTAACTTGCGTGGTAACGCCATGGTGTCCCCTTACGCGCTGACCTGGCTGGAGAAGTCCAGCAGGTATTGATCGGTGATGCGCTGGCGCAGCATCAGGTTTTCCAGCGGCGGCACTGGGGTATAGTCGTAGTCGATGGTGAGCTTCCCGGCTTTCAGGGAGTCCTTATCGTTCACGGCCTCATCCAGCCAGCAGTCCGCGCCGATGATATAACCCTGCGATTTCAGGCTGCGCAGTTTGGCGCGGATGCCTTCGATAATGTCGCGGGCCAGCGACGGGTTCAGGACGCCGTCCACCGCCCACATGTGCGCCTCGGCGATGGTGTCTGCCAGCACCTGCGCCGTGCGGGTGTAGTTCTCAAAGGCAAACAGCGGATCGTCACTCAGGCAGCGGGAACCCCAGAAGCGGAAGCCATCCTTGCGGATAAGGGTGGTGACGTCGTTCTGGTTGAGCAGCCCCGCGTCGGTTGCCGGGTCCTGCAGGTCCCAAAACACGTCCGCAGATAACCCGGTGACGCCGTTCACGCCGACGTTAGATAGCGTCTTGTGCCAGCCAGTTTGCTCGTCGATTTTGGCACGGAGACCGAGCGCACGGGCGGAGGCGTACGCCGTCGCGTCGGCATTCAGCACGGTGTCAAAGTTGATGAAGTCCGGCCAGATCAGCATCCCCTCGCGCTGGCTGAAATTAGCCCGATAGGCAATGGCGTCTTCCACGGTTTTGCAGCCGTAGGCGGAGAGGTAGGCGAACCCGCGCAGGCTCTGCGCCACACTCAGCAGCTCAGTGGCAACGGCCTGCGTGTCATGCCCCGGTACGCCAAGGATGCGCGGCTTGACGCCGAGCTGCGACTGCGCCGAGAGCAGCGCTTTCATGCCCGTTTTTTTCCCGTCAGCGGTGACGCCGCCGAGGATATTAGAGGTGGTTTCCGCTTCGGTTTCACCCTGGGCCACGCGCACCACGACGGTGACGGGTTTGGCCTGGTCGGCAATGGCATCCAGCGAGCGGGCCAGCGTGCCGGACTCGCCCGCTTTGCCGCTGGCGGTCAGTACGTCGGTGAGCAAAACGGGCTTATTGAGGGGGAACATCGCTGCATCGGCATCATCGCCGGTGCAGACCATGCCCACGATAGCAGTGCTGACAGTAGTAATGGATCGGGTGCCTTCGTTGATTTCGACAACGCGCACCCCATGGTGGTAATCCTGAGCCATAAGGCAGTCACTCCGGTGTAGAGGGGGTCTGCTTATGTTCTGGCGGTTATGCACATCGCGCACGTAACGAGTGCTGTATGGGAAATGACACAATGCAAAAGCTAAAAAAATCCCCGCCTGAGCGGGGACGAGATTAATTCAGGGGAAGTTCAGGCCAGCTGATTTCCGGGGCCTGTGTTGTATCCACGCGCGTCAGTAATACGCGGTATTTTCGCCAGGCATCATAGCGGCTCTTTTCGTCGTCGGTTGCCATGCCAAGTTCAAGGGCATCCTGCAGCGGGCTGATAGCGTTACCGGCAGACTGGATCAGTAAGGATTTTTTGTCCTCTGCTGCCATGACCTCGGCGGCCTTTTTAGCCTCCACATTCGTAACCCATTTATCACCAGCCCAGACGTCGTATGGTGTCAGAGGACGAAGAATGGTCGTATCAGCGGGATAGTCTCCTGGCAGCGTGACCGTCTCAGACTCTCCGGTTTGGGTATGCCATACCATTTCACCACGATGATCGGGTAAGAATTCCCAGCCATCATCCATGGCAGACCTGCAGAGAACAAACCCCTTCCTGGCTTTTGGCGGCTCATCAGTGCATGCGTTCGCGGGCAGTCCGACGCCCACCGGCAGATATTCCTGAGTCGTGGACAGATATTCACCCGTTTCATCATGGTAATTAAACACTGTAATCACCCCTGCAGTGGTAGCAATGCCCTGTTCCAGTACCGCTGTCTGCATTACGCTGCCCTCACGATATAGTTAAACGCGATATTGCGCGAACGGGTTTCTGTTGCTGTTCGCACGGCCCGCGAAATATCAAAATCAAAGTTTGCCGCACCATATCCGCCGTTGGTGGAAGGTGTCAGCCCGGTAGATAAAATTGACTCCACGATGCCGAACGGACCGGAATAAGCGACATCCCGGAGCATCTGCAGGCGGCCAATTGAGCCTTTGATATTCTGAACAGCATCCGACTGAGAGGACAGCAACGTACGCCCGGCATCGACGCCGCGCCCGTCATCCCATCCCCGGATAAATTCGCCACGCAGGTCGGGTAACTTCAGCGCAGGATAGACCTTCGCCAACTCAGGATATTGCGAGGCAGTAAAAGCCGCGCCGTTACATTTCAGCCATCCTTCTGGTGCCGACGCCAGCGGCCATGAAACCGGAACGCCAACCGGCAAAGCCGAACCGGCACCCAGGCGGAGGTTATTTAAAAATGCTGCCACGTCGTCAATATCAGCCCCGTTTTTGCTGATATCCATTTTACCGGCCAGTGCACGAGTCATCGTAGTGGCAAAGTTCGGATCGTTCCCCAGCGCAGCGGCCAGTTCGTTCAGCGTATCCAGCGCCGCCGGGGATGAACCCACCAGTGCTGCCAGCGCTGATTTCACAAAGGCCGTGGTCGCAATCTGCGTGCTGTTAGCCGTCTGCGCGGCAGTGGGTGCCGTTGGCGTGCCGGTCAGTCCCGGACTTGCCAGCGGGGCTTTGAGCGCCAGCGCGGCATTGAGTGCCGTCACCACCGCCTGCACAAACGCCGTGCTGGCAATCTGTGTGGTGTTCGTTCCTGACGGTGCTGTTGGCGTTTTGGGCGTACCCGTCAGGGTCGGACTCTCTTTCGGTGCATATTGCGTATGCGGGTCCGCTGCGGCGATGTGTTTTGCCAGTTGCTCATCGACATAAACCCTCAGCTCCAGCACTTTGTCATCAACATATTTTCGGGTAGCAAGCACCACGGCGGGGTCAATTTTCAGGGTGACATTATCGGTGCTGCTGGTAATCAGCACCATGCGCACGGTCTGCGTGCGCCCGCTCCCCTCCGCCAGCTGTGGTTTATAGCTCTCCGGGCAGTTGCCGACGGCAATCAGCGCGCCGGTGTCATCAAACAGACCAACCTCGCGAATCCACCACCCGCCCTCGGTTTCGGGGATCACCTGCTCGGCAATAATCTGGCTGCTGTTCTGCGGGTCGATGTAAAGCATATTGAGATCGGCCCGGCGCTTTTCAGCAACCAGTTTTGTCTGTTGCGCGCTGGGTGTGGGGAGTACACCGCCGCCATCGCCTACTGCCATCCGGGTAATGTTCAGCGGCACGCCGAGCGCGGCGGAACTTGCCAGCTTCGCCGCGCCGATCTCCGTCAGCAGGGTGTAGAATTTTGCGCTCATGGATTCACTCTCACTGTGTCAATAACATGGACCGCCCCGCCCTCGTAAGCGGTGCCGCCGGAAATAATGGTTTCATTGATGTACGGGTAAATCGTGATTTCTTCGCCGGTATAGGAGGCTGCACCGACAAAATACGGTCCGCTGGTCTGCAGATTGATGGACATGCCGATCAGATGACGGCTGCAGGGTTTGGCGTCACTGATAAGCCGCTCCAGTTCGAGATAGGTTTCTTCCGTGATGCCCTGGTCCTGCACGCCGATATCCAGGCGAAACGTGCCCGGCTGTTCATCGGTCTGCCACCATTCGATAATGCGGATCAGAAAGCCGAACGGCTCCACCACGCGACGCACGGCGCTGGTTGTGCCTTTATGCTGATGGATATAGAACGCATCCTGTACTACCCGGCGCTTTACGCTTTCCGTCCAGCTCTCGTCCCAGCGGTCCACGGAAAAGGCCCACGCCAGATACGGCAGGAAACTGACCGGACAGGTTGCCGGGTTCCACAGGTCACGCAGCGGCACTTCAAGCCCGGAAATACTGCTGCAGCTCTGCGCCAGTCGGCGCTCAAGCGTCGATGAGCCAGGCGGCAGGAGACTATTCATCCGTGCCCCCGTTGGTCACATTCCACTGCGTGCAGGAGGCGGCCTGCGTTTTGTCCAGCACCACATCGGCCAGTGGAGAAGCCAGCTCCACGCGCTGCACACCTTCAACATGCAGCGCGGCATACAGGGCACTGCGGCGGATATCACGTCCTAGCCGCGTCTGACTGGCGAGGTACTTTTGCAGGCTGGCTTTTGCCGCTGCCATCACCGGCTCCGCCTCCGGCCCCGGATAAAGGAAGATTGTGGCGTCCACGCTGTACGGAATAATTTCGGCACTGCGCACCGTCAGACGATCTGCCACCGGGCGCACGCTCTCGTTGTTCAGCGCTTTTTCAACCACAGTCAGCAGGTCATTGTCTGCCGTGCCGTCGCCCTCCCGGCTAAGTACGGTCAGCACCACTTCCGCCGGTGCCGGGCTGGTTGCGCTGGCATCCGCCACGCGGCCGTCCGCACTTCTCGCGTGAAACTCATAGGCCGCCGTCGGCCCCGCAACGGACAAACCTTCGAACGCTGCAGGCACACGCAGGCGCAGCGCGTCGTCACTTTCCAGAACGGCGGCAACCGGCGGCACGGCGTCGTTGTCGGCAGGCGTTACTGTCAGGCGGTTGACGTTGTAGTTGGCAGCGAGCTGGTCCAGATCGCCACCGAGAGCATATGCCACCATGACTGCCTGCGCGGCCTCGTTGATACGCTGGCGCAGCAGGACTTCGCGGTACGTGCTTTCCTGCAGTTGTTTGGTGACGGGTTCAGACTCCAGCGCCAGCGTGCGGGCGACGGCAGCCTGCTCATCCGCAGGATAGAGCGCCACAAAAGCAGCCTTGCGCTCCGCCAGCAGGGTCTCAAAATCCGGCTCGTCCACAATCTGCGGCGCGGGGAGCTGTGAAAGGTCAATGACCGGCATTGTCTGCTCCTGTTGATACGGAAAGGGAAACGGGCGAGCCGTTGTTCCGCTGCCCGGTAAGGTCAATGACCATGGAGCCGTCAAAATTGCTGCTGATAGTGATGGCGTCCAGCGTCAGGCGAGGCTCCCAGCGGCTCAGCGCCATGTACACCGCCGACATGATCTGCTGGCGCAGCGCCGGGTTCTGCGGCTGGTCAATCAGCACGGACAGCAGGGAGCCATATTCTCGGCGGGCAATGCGACTGCCCTGCGGCGTCAGCAAAATATCGCGCACCGACTGGCGCAGATGATCCGTATCCGTGATGGCTTTACCGTTACCCTGATTCATGCCGAGATACAGCGTCATACCGGGCCTCCCGACGTGTCGCCGCCTGATTTAACTTTGTCGTGCGCATGGTCATCGACCACGATCCCGTTGGAACTCATCGGTCCACCGCCCTGGGTGACTGCCCCGTTGATCACCACTTCGCTGTTGATGCGCGTGGTATCAGCTTCCACCACAAACTCAGCGGTTTTGAGGGTGATATTGTCAGCCGCCTCGATCACCATGGATTTGATGCCCCGGACGTGCCAGCGCCCGGTGGCGGGTTCGTACTCAAACCAGCCACCGTCCGGGTACTGCGTCACGCAGCCGTCTACAGAATCCGATGGGGGCGCAAACTGGTTGGAGTAGATGGCAGGCAGCGCAAACGCAGTTTCGAGATTGCCGCCCATACTCAGGACCACCACCTGCTCATCCGGTGACGGACACCACCATGTGCAGGCACCTCCGGCGCGCAGCGTCAGCCAGTTAATCCAGTTGGTTTCGAGTTCGCCTACCTTTACCCGGCACAGCCAGTTTTCCCGGTCCACCTCGGTCACGGTGCCGGTGCGGATCAGGTTGGTGATAAGGCGCATGATTTCTGTGAGTTGTGCGTTCATACGCAGAGAATGCTTTACTGAAGTTCACAAAGCTAACAGATTAAAATGTGTCATAAGCGGTACAATTCGAAGAATATTTCAGATTTGTGAGTCTTTTTATACGACGCTTTGCAATTCAAGATTTAATTATGAGCATGCTTAAAAAAACATAAATCATTGTCTCAATTGACTTTTGAAATAAAAATCCTTTAGATTCAAATTAACAAGTCTTACATGGCTCATAGTAACTTACAGTCAAGGATTAAATAATGGCCAAAAAAATTGATATTACTAACGCTCTCTTTGATAGCGAATTAAATGATTACTGTAGGAAATTCATTATAAAGGGGGAATTCCCAATCACCGAAAAGGATGTCAGAGAAAAGCCCGCGCGCTATCAAAACATTAAAGCCAAAATATTTGAAGATTTTATATTAAATGAAAAAATTAATTATAAGGTATATGGAGAAAACATCCCTCTCGCAGTGTTAGTAAATGAACTTGGCTTATACAATGTTGAGAGTTTAATAGAAACTCAATCCTTGAGTTTTACGCTATGGACTGCTGGAGTGGGATACATAGCATCTCCAGTACCTGGTGCACTCCCATTAATAAGTTCAAGACATAACAGTACGGTACACAGTGATCCAGAAGAATCAATCATAACAGGACTTAGTGTATTGAGAAGAAACAAATTAAAAGCCGGGGAACAAAGAGTTTTACTAAGAAAGTTACGTGATAATTACTTGGATATTCCTGTTGGATTAGAGCAGAATTGTGTTTTCATGACAATCTCCGCGTTAGAAAGTGGAAAGCTTAGCAGGTTAGGCATTGATCTAGCTGAAAAAAAATTAACAGATTTAAGTACTGAGGATAAAAAGACTCTTGGAAAGGCAGCCGAAGAACTGTTTAACTTCAAATACTTAGTAAGCAAAAGGATTCGAGCCACCGCAACTGACAACGTCAGTGCAATTTTAGATGAATCTTTTTCAAGGATTGATAAAGCGCAAATATTTCAGCAAATTTCAAACATTGAAAACTTCCCTGACCTGAGAACAACATTCATTGAAATGGGGCTTCCAATGAATGATATCATCAGATTAAGAAATGACCGTCACGCCAAGAAATTCCGAAAGTGGCTTTGTGAGGCGGAAGGTATAAGTTCAGCCGATGAGATATCAAAATACTACCTAGATAGTATATCAAATGCTAAGGGTTTCTTTGATTCATTTATGGGAAAATCTACAAAAAGCATCATCATGATGGCTGCTAGTGGGCTTACAGCTTCAAAAGTCGCAACACCTTTAGGCCGGGAACTAGGAGCAATAAGCGGGCTAGGTGTATTAGCTCTTCAACCAGCACTTGATTACACACTTGATATGGTAGATGAATATTTAATATCTGAATTAACTAAAGGATGGACGCCTCGAATGTTCTTTAAAAAAATTAATAATCATGCTGAAAAATATAAAATTAGTCTTGATTAAATATTCATCATCATTTTTCGGATTATCAATTTGATTGAATCTGCATTGAATCCAAGCAGTTGGCGCTCTGCGTAGCGTACAAATGCGGCTTTACGGTTGACACGATCACGTAAGCCGTAATGATGTACACGCGCAATACGCTGCACATTCCCTGCAAACTGCACGCTGGCTGAATCCGCGTTGGCTGCAGTTTTCAGGTATTTGGCCGTGCGCAGTTTCGAGAACATCTGCCGCTTGATGCGCCCCTTTTTGGTTCTGGCCGTGACTTTACGCGGCTCGTATCCGCTTCCGTCCGGGTTGCGCTGCAGCCGGATATTGTTCTGCTGATTCCGGCGCAACTCCTGCGCCAGCTCCCGCATCATGCGCTGACGTGCGGCAGGCTCCAGATTCGCCAGCAGCGCGGCCAGCCATTCATCGACCTTGTGCAGATTATCCACGTTTCACCGTCCACATTTCTTCTGGTTCGTCGGGTTCTGGCTCCGCTTCAACTGTCGAGATCCCGCCGTCGGTACTGACCAGCACGCGCTCCGTCAGCTGCAGGTTCAGGCTGATATCACACACGTCGTTGCGCAGAATATCCACCTCAAAGGTAAACAGCTTTTCGCGCAGGTCTGGATTGTTGATGGCATCCGTCTGGTTGTCTTTCAGCCACAGCAGCACCGGGGCCATGAGCAGATTCTGGTCGCCGCTGAAATCCTCGATCACCACGTTGAGGGTGTAACGGTATTCCCACGACATGGAGTGCGCGCCAGTTGCCACCAAAGAACCGTTATCCACGAACAGATGCAGCTTGTCCGGGTTATCGTGCACATAGGGCACCGCCTTATTCAGGGCGCGGCGTAAGGACTGCGGCTTGTTCACTGTTTCGCTCCTGACACGCCACTATCGTGTCTACTTTGTCAGCGCAGACCGCCCAGGCAGCCTCGGTTTCATCCAGCATGGCGTTCAGATCGCCGTTACTGCGCGGCGCTGACGGGTTCAGGCTGCACGGCGTCACTCTGGGACAGCCATTCACGGTAAGCTGCACCTCCGGCAAGGGCCGGACGCGCCCGCAGCCGGATAATGTCAGCAGGCAAAGGAGTGTCAGCCCAGCGGCGTAAGTCTTCGTTCTCACGTTTTAGTTCCTCTATCCGGTGCTGCCGGTGACGCAGCAGCGCGGAGGTTTGCTCCGCCGCCGCATAAAGCCGTATCTGCTCCCGGCTGTTGGTTTCGGTAAGAATGGACAGGCCGATGAGCTGGCTGTTTTTCTTCGCCAGCGCCTGCACTTTATGAGTCAACGCTTCGCCCTGGGTTTCGATGATGTGGCGGGCATTGTTAAGTCGCCACGACTGCCAGCCCAGCGCCGCCAGTACCAGCGCCAGCACGAAAGCCAGCGAGCGCGTCATACGCCCGCGCCTTTCAGGCACCAGGCCATTTCCCGCGCGCGGCGGTTTTCCAGCCCCTGATTAGACACGCCCTTGACGTACACCCAGCGCGGCAACTGGCGGCAGGCATCCGCCCAGCGCTTTTGGTTCAGCAGTTTCACCAGCGTGGAGCTGCAGGCATTGCCGGTGCCCACGTTGAAGGCAAACGACACCACTGCGTCATAAACCTTTTGCGGCACCGGCGGTACAACGCACTTATCCAGCACCTTCTCCACAGTCAGCACGTTGCTAATCAGCCCCTGCGCCGCCTGCCGTTCCGTGATGGTTTTGCCGGGCGTGACGCCGGACGTGTTGCCGATGCCGTCGGTCCAGACGCCCGCGCTGCACTGGTAAGGCTGCAGACGACAGCCCTCGTAATCGGCAATCAGTTTCAGCCCGTCCACGGAGGTGTGCAGCGACTGGAAGCCGGGCAGCGTGGCGGCGATAGCCAGTACCGCCCCGACCAGGCAGCGCTTAACGATTGAAGGATTCATATTCCCCCCGCGAGATTTTGCCGCCGCGCAGCAGTTTGAAAGACTGGTGTTTGTAGTACCAGTTGATCGCCAGCATCAGCACGCCAATCAGCACGCCGCCAACCGTTGACGCATCCTTGAGCGATAGATCGCCCAGCCAGGCCAGCAGCACGGCGATGCAGTAAGTGATAAAGGCGCTGACTCTCTCAAGCGTCATGATTCAGTCCCATAGCTGGACGGTCTGCGCGGTGGTTGATGCCGGGAGATCCGGCAGCTCCACCTGCAGCCCGTGCGGTAAAAAGGGGCCATGTTCAGCCAGCCCCGGATTGGCCCGTAATACCTGCTCCGTGACACCCTGCGTGCGCCCGTAGTGACGCCAGCACAGGGCGTCCACCGTGTCATACTGGTGCGCACGCACTTTCATCAGATAAGCTCCACCGTGCAGTGCGGCGCATCCTGCACCCGGCTGATGGCCCAGCGCGCATCGCGCCACAGGTCGCCGCTGGCCTCCGCCAGCTCTTCCCCGCGTTTCACCCCGGACGCCGTGGCGTCATAGTCCTGATAGCGTTCATTGAGTACGGCGCGCGCCCAGCAATAGACGGCGTTGTGATAGTGCTGGATGCGCTCGCTTTTGCCGTCGAGCACGTCCGATGGCACCTCCGCCAGCGCCTGAAACCCCAGCATCCGCTGGCGGTTACGGAAATCGAACAGCTCGGCGTTCACTTCGGAAATAGCGGTCAGCAGCACCTGCTTCAGGCGCGGCTGCGTCACCGTGCCGTCGGTGCGCATCACGCTGCGAAATTCCGACAGGTCCACATCCGGCCAGAACGGCGTATTTTTGATGACCTCCGCCTGTTCCGGTGCCGGTTCGGGCGCAACAAACTTCATGCGGTCTTCTCCTGAATAAGTGGGCGGTGGACGGGATTTTGATGAGACATTGCCTGTCGCCATCCCGTGCCGCCCGTGCGCGGGGCACGTTCCGTCAGCGGTCGTTGCGCAATCTGCGCTCCAGCCGCTCTTTGTCTTTCTTCACACCGCAGCGGGCGTCCAGCTGTAGCGCATGCGTGAGGTGATTCAGGGCCGAGGCCGGATGGTTCTCGCTCAGCACCGCGCCGATGGCTTTGTGCAGGCGCGCCCGCGACTGGTCCGGCATATCCTGCCCGGTGGTCAGGTCCAGCGTCTGCAGTAGTGGATCGGCATCGAACGGGGCCGCAGCGAGCATTGCGCTTTGCGCCGCGTCGGCCATTTCTTCGGCCAGTACGGTCTGCACATTGCGGTTGCCGAGCGGCATCACCCAGCCATGGCGCAGGGCATGACGCCCGATTTCCAGCGCACCGGCATAATCCCCGGCATCGATACGCCACAGCATCACGTACATCAGGACGTCATCCTGCTGGGCACCTCCGGCGGCCAGCACGCCGTCCGCCCAGGCGGTGTATCGCGGTAATAATTCCACCTTGATTTGCGCCTTTTTCACCGTGGACTGGATGCCCTTGAGGCGACGACGGTCCTCTGCCAGCTGGAGCAGCATCAGGTCATAACCCGACGCATGGCGAACACTGCCGCCCTCACGGGCGGCCTGCTCGGCCTGAATGCGCAGGCGGTGCTGCCGTGCGGGACTCAGGCTCATGCGTTACTCCCCGGCTTCCGGCGCGGCTAGCGCGCTGAAATCGCCGATGGTGATGTTTTCCACCAGGGCCGCGCAGCGGTAGTCCTCGACCACATAGGCCTCGTTCACCGATTCGAAGTTTTCAATGCGATCACGTTTCGGGTTGTCGATAACCGAGCGGCGGCGGGTGTCTTCCTGCCAGTAGATAGACAGGTTATCCAGACGGGTGATCAGCACAGCGTTTGCCGGGAAGTAAGGCGCGCGCACGGCCTGCAGGCCGCCCATGCGTTTCTGGCTGATGATGAGATCGGCGGCGATTTTCTCGCTGTTCTCCTGCTCTTTGTTGACCAGCGGGAAATACTTGTCGGACAACAGTTCACGACCGCAGACCACGACCAGCTCGTCATCGTCCTGGAAAATCGGATCGATTAGCTCGTTGACCGCATCCATCACCAGCGCGTCCAGGTTGGCGTACAAACCGCCCTTGCCGACTTTCACCGGTTCGATGGTCACGGTGCCGTCGTCTGCCGTTTTAATACCCAGCACGTTGTCCGGCGCGTCTTCGCGGATTTTCTGCAGCCAGCCCTTGTTCACGTCCTGCAGCAGGACGTTCTCGCCACGGTTGGAGGTTTTGGCGCGCTTCACGCCGTTAAAGCCGATCATGATGCGGTCCAGCGCCTGGCGTTTCACGATGGCGTTACGGATACGCACCTGGAAGTCCTGGAACTTGGCCCACAGGTCCAGCTTCGCGTAGGTCAGCACCGTGTCAAAGTTAGTCTGCTCGCACTTGTACTCCACGTCCGCCATCAGCGTCGGATCGGTGGGTTCGCGCTCTTTGGTGGTGGTGTCGGTGGTGCCGGCGATGGTGCTGCCGACGCCCAGCCCCAGCAGCTGGCCGGACTGTTCAGCCACGCCCATCACGTTGACCAGCGTAAGAAACGCGGCGGACTGCTGAATTTCGTCTTCCAGCGTCTGCGATACCGACGGCTCCACGGTGAACTTGCTCGCAAGCTCGGTCACGGCCACACCGTTCAGGCGCGCCAGCTGCTGCAGATAGGCGTTAAAGGCAAAGCGGGTTTTCTGTTTCATGTGTTGGTTTGCTCCTCAGCAATTGGTCACGGTGCCTGCCGGGGCATCACCGCCCGGCGCGCGCTGGCGGTAGTCCCTGCGGCTGTCTTCGCGGTAGAGCTTTTGCTCCAGTTCAGCAAAGGCGGCCTGCTGCTCCTGCAGGGAGGATTCCATCGCGGACAGGCGTTCGCCGTTTTCAGTCAGGGTTTTCGCGGTGCGCTCGCTCAGGTTCTGCTGCTCGGTAGCAACCAGCTCCACGGCCTGATGCACGTCGGAAAATCGCGCGTCGTCGGTCTGCTCTTTTTTGGTGAACAGTGCGGTAACGCGGGTAAACAGCGAGGGTTTGTCGTCCTCGATTTCTTCCAGCTCGATGAGTGTTTCTTCGGCGGCAGAAAACAGGTTGTCCGGTTTCTGCTTGCGGTTCGCCAGCGGGTTGTGCGCAGCACTGGCGCTGAACGCCAGCATTTCCGTGCCGAGGCTCGCCGGATCGTCCGTCGCGGCCAGACCGACAAGATAGGCTTTGCCGGTATCGGCAAATTTCGGGCTGACCTCCATGGAGGTGAACAGCTTCTGGCCTTTTTTGACCAGTTCCACCAGGGAGGGGGTTGGCTCCACGTCGGCATACAGCGCCATTTTGCCTGCCAGCGGGCCGTCCTTGATTTCTTCGGCAACCAGCGCCGTCACCTGGCCGTAACGATTAAAGGCGCTGTCCGGGGAATAGGATTTGATGTGCTCAAGATTAATGAGCGCGGTGTAGACCGTCGGGTTGTAGCTCGCCGCCATCTGTTCCAGCCATTCACGCTGGATTTCGCGTCCGTCGGTGGTGGCACCTTCCACCCCGATGCGGAAACGCTTTGCTTTCACTGTCATGAGCCATGCTCCGTTAGAAAACTGTCTGGGGCCTTAAGGTTGCGGTGATGGGGTGAGTGAGACAACGCGCGGCGCTTGTGCCGTTTGCCATACAAAACGAAGCCGGAGAAAGCCGTCAGTCAAGGCCGTAGGCTTGTGCCATGGATATGACACTGACCCCCGCAGACCTCGATCCCCGTCGGCAGGCTATGCTGCTGTACTTTCAGGGATACCGCGTAGCCCGCATTGCTGAAATGCTGGGCGAGAAAGTTGCCACCGTTCACAGCTGGAAGAAGCGCGACAAATGGGGCGAGTACGGGCCGCTGGATCAGATGCAGCTCACCACCGCCGCGCGCTACTGCCAACTCATCATGAAGGAGCAGAAAGAAGGGAAAGACTTCAAGGAAATTGACCTGCTGGCGCGCCAGTCCGAGCGCCACGCGCGCATCGGTAAATTCAACGACGGTGGCAACGAAGCCGACCTGAACCCCAACGTCGCCAACCGCAACAAAGGCCCGCGCAAGCCGCCGGAAAAGAACCTGTTTACCGACGAGCAGATCGAGAAGCTGCAGGACGTTTTCCACGACTCGATGTTTGCCTATCAGCGCCACTGGTGGGAGGCAGGCAACCGCCACCGTATCCGCAATCTGCTCAAGTCGCGCCAGATTGGGGCGACCTTTTTCTTTGCCCGTGAGGCGCTGATTGACGCCATCACCACCGGGCGCAACCAGATTTTCCTCTCTGCCAGCAAGGCGCAGGCGCACGTCTTCAAGCAGTACATCATCGACTTTGCCAAAGAGGTCGATGTGGAGCTGAAAGGCGACCCGATGACGCTCAGTAACGGCGCGTGCCTGTACTTCCTCGGCACCAACGCCCGCACGGCGCAGAGCTACCACGGCAATCTGTACCTGGATGAATATTTCTGGATACCCAAATTCCAGGAGCTGCGCAAGGTCGCCTCCGGGATGGCCATCCACAAAAAATGGCGACAGACCTACTTCTCCACGCCGTCCAGCCTGACCCACAGCGCGTATCCGTTCTGGTCCGGCGCGCTGTTTAACCGGGGCCGCGCCAAAACGGACAAAGTGGATATCGACCTTACACATGGCAGTCTGGCCCCCGGCCTGCTGTGTCCGGACGGACAGTACCGCCAGATTGTCACAGTGGAAGACGCGGTGCGCGGCGGGTGTAACCTGTTCGATATCGACCAGCTGCGCATGGAGTACAGCCCGGACGAATACCAGAACCTGCTGATGTGCGAGTTTATCGACGATCTGGCGTCCGTGTTTCCGCTCAGCGAGTTGCAGGCCTGCATGGTGGACAGTTGGGAAGTCTGGTCTGATTTTCACGCGCTGGCACTGCGCCCGTTTGGCTGGCGCGAAGTGTGGATCGGCTACAACCCGGCAAAAGGCACGCAGAACGGCGACAGCGCAGGCTGCGTGGTCATAGCTCCGCCAACCGTGCCGGGCGGCAAGTTCCGTATTCTGGAGCGTCATCAGTGGCGCGGGATGGACTTTCGCGCCCAGGCGGACGCCATTAAAAAACTGACGCAGCAATACAACGTGACCTATATCGGCATCGACTCCACCGGCGTCGGCCACGGCGTGTATGAGAATGTGAAGGCGTTCTTCCCTGCCGTGCGCGAGTTTGTCTACAACCCCAACGTCAAAAACGCCCTGGTGCTCAAGGCGTACGACATTATCAGCCACCGCCGCATGGAGTTCGACGCCGGACACACCGACATCGCGCAGTCTTTTATGGCAATCCGCCGCGCCACCACCGCCAGTGGCAACCGTCCGACCTACGAAGCCAGCCGCAGCGAAGAAGCCAGCCATGCCGATCTGGCCTGGGCAACGATGCACGCGCTATTCAACGAACCGCTGCAGGGCGAAGCCGCCAATACCAGCAATATTGTGGAGATTTTTTGATGGGTAAGAGAATTAAAAACCGCGCTGCAGTTAAGCACAGCAGCGGCGCGTCGGCAGAAGCGTTCAGCTTTGGCGACCCGATCCCAGTGCTGGACCGCCGCGAGCTGCTGGACTATGTGGAGTGCGTGCAGATGGACCGCTGGTATGAACCGCCCGTGAGTTTCGATGGGCTGGCGCGCACCTACCGCGCCGCCGTGCATCACAGCTCACCCATTGCGGTAAAACGCAACATTCTGACCAGCACTTTTATCCCGCACCCATTGTTGAGCCAGCAGGCGTTCAGCCGGTTTGTACAGGACTATCTGGTGTTTGGTAATGCCTATCTGGAGAAACGCACGAACCGGCTGGGTGGCATTTTGTCGCTGGAGCCATCGCTGGCGAAATACACCCGACGCGGCGTGGATCTGGATACCTACTGGTTTGTGCAGTACGGCATGACCACGCAGCCCTATGAATTCACCAGAGGCAGCATCTTTCACCTGATGGAGCCGGATCTGAACCAGGAGATTTACGGCTTGCCGGAATACCTGTCCGCCATCCCTTCTGCCCTGCTGAACGAGTCCGCCACGCTGTTCCGCCGCAAGTATTACATCAACGGCAGTCATGCAGGGTTCATCATGTACATGACCGACGCCGCGCAAAATCAGGAGGATGTGAACAACATCCGCCAGGCGATGAAAAGCGCCAAAGGACCTGGCAACTTCCGCAATCTGTTTATGTACTCGCCGAACGGCAAAAAGGACGGGATTCAGATCATCCCATTGTCAGAGGTCGCGGCAAAGGATGAGTTTCTGAACATCAAGAACGTGAGCCGGGATGACATGATGGCGGCCCACCGCGTTCCACCGCAGATGATGGGGATCATGCCGAGCAATGTTGGAGGGTTTGGGGATGTGGAGAAGGCCAGTCGCGTCTTTGTTCGCAACGAGCTTATGCCACTGCAGAAGCGGCTGCAGGAACTGAATGATTGGTTAGGGGAAAGTGTCATTAATTTTTCATCATATACCCTATGAAAGTATAATATGGGCCACGTCATTACGCGGCCTTCGCTTTAAATATAACGAGAAACTCTTATTTTGTTTATCCGACTTTCACGGCTAATCCTATCCAAGGCAACCTTTGCCTTGAGGGCAATATTATTCATTTCATCACTGCCATTAGCATAATTACCGAACTTCAATGCCGTAGCAATTAATGAGTGCCTATGAGTAGAAATCGTTTTTTTGAAAACATCATAATAATCCTCTGCCGTTGCGCTAACCAAAATCTTAAAATGATGGTCTGACCATCCACTTTGTCCAACTAAAAATGAGAGAACATCTTCAAGAGAAGATGTTTCCTCCAACTCAAAAATCAACGAATCAATTCTCTGCTTTAATTGATCATCTGTGACATAACCGAAATCTCTAAGATCTGACTTTATATGCTCTAAGAGAGCATCATTTCTTTGTTCGATATATAAATTTATTAAGTCTGTAATTTTTTCATGTTCATCCAAATCTCTAAACAATGCAATAACATTATTCAATTCATTCGGCGTTACATGCTTTACACCTTGGTGAACTGCATTATACAAAGCATCGACAACCTGTTCAGCATTGTTATCAAATGTATTATTATAAACATCCCAGGCACTTGATAAAGAACCCCTCAGCTTGCTTCTATTTATCTCATCACTTTTCAGATTTAGAGCGTCGGATAACCTAACAATATCAACGTAACCATATTTAACAATATCTATAAGAATATCATCTAACGAATCCGTGTTGAGATAGCTATATTTTAAAAGGATGCTTTGCCATTTTTTCTCATCTTCGTTTTCCTTATCTATTTTAATATAAGTATCTTTAATCTTCGATATAAAGTCGAGAGATGGGACATTTTCATCATTTGAAAATGCATAATGACACCAACAAAAAAGTGTAAGAGAATGCATTAAATTACTCATCACTTCTTTCTGATTATCTTTGACATGACAAGAAACCATAGTTATAAATTTGTCAATTTTCTTTAAAACCCTAATATTTTTAATGCCAAGAGATACAGTATACTTGCTTAGCTCAGTATAATAATCTTTCCCACTATCAAATGCAGTGGCGGCACTCTCATTTGGAGTAGGACTAAATGTTATGTCTCGATCTATCACTTTTTCTTTGTATTTTTTATACTCCTCCATCCCGCTTGTATTGTTATTAAGAAGAAGAACAACCTTACACTCTCTATGTTCCTTCAATAAAGAAACCAATCCTAAAATATCCTTTACGTCTAGGCCCTTACCTCTTCTTTCTAGATCATCAATGACGACTATCATTTTTTTTATGGTCATGAATGATACAGAATCGATGGTTGAAGTAAAATTCTTCACAATAGGTATTTCTTTTGCAATTTTTGCGGACTTACGCCCTATAATTTCACTAATGCCAAGAGCGTTATCTCTTAAAGTCTCAAGGGATGGTTCTGTCCCTATTGATGATGTTTTAATAGCATTTTCAAAAATACTATATTTTAGACTATCTAAAGAGTTCACACCGAATAGAGAAACATAGCTATAGCGTGAATATGAAAGATGCTCCTGATTCTCAAACAACACTTTATTCCAATTATAGGTTTTACCTACCCCCCAATCGCCCTGAATTGCCATCACCTCTGGCCCATTTGTTGTAAGGAAGTCGGCCATTTGTTCTCTTATTAGTTCAATAGACATGAGATTTTCCCTTTAATTATTTAACTAACTATATCATTTCCGAGTGTAGATAGACGCAGCGCGCGCTCGTATCCCCGCCACGCCTGCCCGCTTTGTGTAGTGGTTTTCATGCACCTGCATGACATAAGCAAAAGCCCGCCATTACTGGCGGGCCTCAGCTAAAACGATCCTCAAAAGATCATGCGGATTCATGCAGCATAGGCATGCACTAATTTAAGATCGCCTTATCGCTGTCATTTCTGACTCACGTTCTACAACACCGTTTCGAATAATAGTTGTTTTACGAACTGTATCTTTACCATGGTAGCCAACATCAAAATTAACAAAGTTGGTTTCTTCTGGGCGGCAGCCAAAACAGTCGTGAAACGCTTTAATCAATTGAACATCATCGATCTGCTGTGCTTTCGGCGATGGGTTATTCCTAGGACTAGGAATTGTCGAAGGCATCAAATACAGGCATGGTGGCGGTAATTTGAACGGGCCAAATGTTACTGCACGTTCAGGTTCATTTGTTATTTTCGGACATGGCCTACCGACAGTTCCACAAGCCCAATCCCAAATCACCATTCCATCAATTCGTTGTTCGCGCGAGATGATCTCAGCACTGAGCCTGGTATGAATCCCAGACCAAACGTTATGTTGAGGATCTGCTCCAGGGTTTGTGCAAACACTCCAGATGACAAACTCCTCAGCCTGAGGCGGACGGTCAAAGATATTGGTGTTGTTACCGTCTAAGCACCCTTTTAATTCAATCGCGGCCTTTCTTCCTGAATTGAGGGTAACCATATAATCGTGACGGTTTGATTCCCCTGCAGATTCCCAATCCGCTATAAACCCATTATCCTGCATGTAATTGAGTACATGCTTAACAAAATTTCGCTTATCCCGCATTGTCGCGGAAAACTGCCCCCTAATCCGCTCTATAGCACCACGGAACAAGCCACTGTCATAAAACTCAGCTTCTGTTAACCCATGGTCACCTAGCTTATGGGCTTCAACCTTTAAAGCCTCAGCATAAGTTTCAATCAATTTTTTAAGCTGAAGATCCTTTTTACATGGAATAACGCTCATACTTTCCTGCCAGAACGATGCTATGCAATTTGCTTAAGCAGTGCCGTTGAATCCTCGATCACAGACTCCATCACAGGGTCGAAAATGTGGGTAGATATATAGGATACAACCGGCACTACAACGCCATCACCCGTTAAGTGATATGCCTCATTATAATTTTTGGGCAACTGGTATTCATCGGGTAACCCCATAAGCCTTGCAGTTTCTCTACTTGAGATCAACCTAGTTTTTACGTTGCCATTATCAATAACCATGATGACTTGTCGACTTGAGCCGCCCCCAGGGGTTCTCAAACAGCCAGCAACATCGTCAAATCGCACTTCAGCACGTTGAGCTTTGATTCCTGCGCTATCAGTACGAGTTCTCTTATAGATCGTCCCCACTATTTTTTTCTTACCCTTGATAGAAGCTGCTTTTGCAGTTTCAACTTTCTTCAAATTCACATCCGTCATCATATCCAAGAGCTGCTGCGTTTCCTGCAGGCTATGCCACTTAACACTACTCGGATTCTCCTCAACCAGATCAGCAAAAACTGATTTTCTCTGGGCAGGAATAGGCAAATTCCACCATACCCAATTAGATTTGGCTTCACTAGGCAGATTCTTGTGGGCATTCAGTAAAGTTCGGGTATGCCATGCTTTGCATGGCAGTTCAGAAGTAATGTTACTGACAGCAATATCACTCCTAACGCCAATTATAAAGAGTCTTGGACGTGACTGTGGAAGGAAAAGCGCAGCATCGACAACAAAGGCCCCATAATGGTATCCAATTTCATTGAATGCCGAACATATAGCTGCAAAATCATCGCCTTTATGGGACGTTAACATTCCACAAACATTTTCCAGAGCAATGATTTCTGGGGCTGAACCGGATGCAATTTTCTTTTTTAAAATGCTCCAGAACGGCCAAAAGGTTCCTGAACGCTCACCTTTCAACCCGGCCCCGGCACCAGCCAAGGAAAGGTCTTGGCAAGGGAATGAAGCCCAAACTAAATTGGCATTTTTTGAGAGCTGCTCTTGAGTAACTGTTTTAACATCACCCACAAACAGATCTCCCTCTCCCCAGTTCTGTTGATAAACTGCACCTTTTTTATGGTCAAAATCATTAGCAAACACGCAGGTCCAGCTATCACCTAAGCCAGCTCTAGCCATGCCCGAGCCTGCAAAAAATTCATAAAAGGTTTTCATCAAGCAGCCTTAATGTCATCTGGTGTAGGTGCATGCTCGCCATTGCATCTGTTAAGCTTTTCAGCAATAGCCTCTGCGATCCATGTGTTTCGCGATACGCAGCCAATTCTTTTGGCACATTCGTTATCGATTGACTCTAGCACTTCGCTAGGCAAACGGAGGCTGAAACGCCCCCCGTCAACTTGTTTGGTTTTCTTGGTCATTATGCTCACCAATATGGCGCCACTTTGGTGTAATCATACATACGGTTAACATCATCTCCAAGAGGTTAATGCAGCCAGCCGCCGTCTTCCCAAATCTGCAGGAAAATTTCCATCATCCGCTTTTTATCTCTTCATCAAGCTTTAAGCCGTTCAACTCAATGCCGTTTGCCAAACTTTTACGAACGCGGCTCGCTGCCTTTGGATAGTAAGGTTACAGATTTCGGTAAGGCTCGATGTTCAGAACATCCAGGGTTGCCTGGCTAATCTTCTGCTCTTTATCTATGGGCCCCTAACTGGAAACATCCATTGACCGGCTGTATTCATGAGCGCGAATTTTTGCCATCAGCTCATCAGTCAACTCCGAAACCCACTGAATAGCCAGCCGCTTCTCTTCATCATCACACTCACTAGCCGCTACAAGCTTGATAAAGAAATCAATACGCTGGAGCTTTAACGACTCCAAAAGATAGTCCTGCATCTTCCCTCCTAATCATACTACTGGATAATAACTGTATATATATCCACTGGTTATACATACAGTATAGAATAAATTTCCAGTTGTAAAATCCTTTTTTATCTTTCAATCACATACTACTTACCAGATCACTAATCAGTGTAAATCTGGCATTGTTCACGAGTACCACTGACGCCATTTGTCATCCTCCTGTAGTCGCTGATTTCTGTAGAACAGGCGCAATCCAGCTCCAGATGGCAGGCTGCCGCCACGCAGAAGTAGATCCACTTCCGTTTCACTGGCGTCAAAGCCTCTGGACCTCAGCTCCGCATCGAGCTGCAGGCGCTGGTGATCCGTAATTTCCTGTTTGTAACCTTTCCGGCGCTTCGGTTTGACCAGCCGCAGCCTCGCCGTCAGCTCACGTAGTTCCTTTTTGCTCATGTTCTCGAAGTCCGGCAGCGCTGCATGTTCTTCGCTACCCGGTAGTTCGCCCCCTGTCTGGTACATTTTTTCAACAGGGGGACAGTTATTGCCACGAGTCCAAGGGGCGCAAGCGCCCTGGTCGGCTTCCGCCTCCTGAACATCAACGGCCTTGCGAACCATTTTCCACTTCATCGCGTGCGTGCAGATCCGGCCCTCAACGAGCGGGGACCAGATGCCATAAATGCGAATGCCGTGATCGCCGTAAGCGCTCGGCTCGTCGTTAAGCTCGTATGCCGTTCTGACAAGATGATGTTTGCGGGGAACCAGGACGCCGCCCTGCTTCATGATGTAGGTAGCAAAGCATCCCGCATCCGCAGCCGCCAGCACGGCATCCAGATGGGCATTTTCCAGAACCGGCGCACCGGCTTTTTTATCCCCCTGCGCTCTGCCAGCCTGGCCTGCCAGCAGGCGCAGCTCACGGTATGCCTGGCGGCCTGGAATGCCAAAGAAACGGAACTGCTGGACGCGATGCAGTGATGCCCAGGCGGTGACGTGTTCCGCGCTATCACGCAGTGACCTGCCCGTTTCCTTGCTGACTTCTTTTGCCAGCCCGCGCCCGTCGATGTTCTTGCTGATGTATTTAGCGATGTAGCTGGTCGGCGTGCCCTTGCGTGGGTTTATCAGCTCAGACTTGAAGCGCGGTCCGGTATTTTTGCCCAGCTCCTCGCGGTATTCGCGGATGGCAAATTTACGCAGCAGCGCAGTGATAGAGCGGCGGTCTTTTTTGCGCATGAAGCACAGCAGGTGCCAGTGCACAGTGCCGTCATGATGCGGCTCGGCAACGCGGACGCCGTACCAGCGCAGACCGGATTTGTGCATGGCTTTGCGGAATGCGGCAAAGGTATCAACCAGGTAGTCACTGCTCTGCCGGACCGTTTCGCTGGTCCACTTCGGATTGGGCCTGCCGTTGTTCAGTGTGGCGTGGAAGCGTGACGGGCAGGTGATGGTATAAAATACGGCGCAGTCGCCGCGCATTTCTGCGATCAGCTCCAGCCCTTTCACACAGGCCATCATTTCATTTCGCCGGTGCGCCGGGTTGCTGCTACTGGCGTTCACCACGTCTTCCATATCCAGCGTGTCACCGTCGGCATTGACCAGCTCGTGCGACTGGAAAAACTCCAGCGATTTACGGCGCTGCTCGCGTTTGTGGATCACGGCTTCATAGCTGACATACGGGGATGCTTTCTTGTTGACTAGGCAAACGGCACGCAGCTGTTCCTCCCGCCACTCGCAGCGCATCTGCCACAGTTTGCGATACCACCAGTCTGCACACAGCATCCGCGCCAGCGAACCCGGAATCAGGTCATAGGGAACCGGCTTGCGGCGGCGTTTCTTGCGGCGCAGCTGTTCAAAGGCAGGTGGGATAACATCAAGGCGCATTGCCTCAGCGGCAACCTTTTCCCATGACTGACGGATTTGCTCCGGCTTGACGTCATCAGTCACAAACAGATCGCTGCATGCCACATCGAGACACATGCTCATATGTGCCGCAACCAGTGTAGACAAACGCTTGGCCTGCTCCTGATTCATTTCAGGCAGAACCAGCAGCCCCTCAAGCCCTTCATGGCTCGCCATATACCGGAACGAGGCAGACACCTGGCTTTCACGCACGCGATCCAGCCGTTCAAGACACGGCCTGATAGTTTCACGCAGATAGCGGGAATATGCCTTTGGCCTTCCCAGCCCATGGAAGAATTTAATTCGCTCCAGCAGAGGTTTGCTGACGTGGGCGGGTTCGGCGCTGACGTTGGCCAGAATGACTAAATCGGGATTAAAGCGCTGCTGCTCACGGGCCATTTTGGCGCGACTGATGAGCTGGTCCTGTTCCATTTCACGCTGAACTGGATCACGGGATTCATTGAAGAAATAGCGTTCCCATACCTCATCACTCAGCGCATCACGGCGTAGCTGTTCCTGCTCGTTATCCGTAGCGTAGAGAGTGATCAGGTTTGAAAGCGCAGACACCGGCGCAACTTCCGCCGGGTCCAGATAAGGGTTTATCGCTTTTCTTTCAGCATTCCAGGAGTATGGATAATTACTCATGCTATCCCCAACTCAAGCTGGAGAGGCTGTAATCCTTTCGCTACCCATTCAGTAATAGATTGAGGCTGGACCGCTTCGATAGCGCCTTTGAGAATGGCGCAACGATTTTTCAGTATGGTCGCTGTGAGTTCCTTTTCTGACAGGCCACGTGAATATTCAGCCTCACGTATTGCACGAGTCAGCTCAGGATATTTGGTATTAAATTTGGGGACATTGCAGGCAAGGTTTGTGCTGTCGGCCGTCGCCAGCGGATAGTTACCCAATACACGTCCATCGAGCATCCGCAACCCATGAACCTGTGTCTGGAAATCGAACTTGCAGTAAATGGTTTCGAAAGCATCCTGCATTCGCCGGTGCCAGTGCTCAGTCCTAATCGTCGCGTACTCACCAGAGGACCCGAAGCAAACACGGGGCCACTCACGACACAGTTCAACCAGGCGGTGAATTGATTCATGGAGATGCCAGACTGGAACAGCCTTATCTCGCAGCATGGCAGGGACCTGTCGAATAAGAGCATCGTTATCTTTTTCACCCCCCTCAACTACATCAGGAATGACATAAAAGCTCACTTTGGGGTGGTGATAAAACGCAAAAAGCCACTGGTAAAACTTTGACCAGTCAATCACCAGACCACGTTTCCATGCTGAAAACGCGCCATTATCAATCGCGACAAGAGAAGCGAATTGTATGGAGGCGTCAATTTGATCTGGACGCGCATAGGAAACAAAAGCACCGGCTCCGCTCACCGCAATACGATGAACGTCACCGGCGCTGCCCCAGACAGGAGTACCGTGAAAATGGTGTACCGTCCGAGCAAGAACAGTCATGCACGAATCTCAAAAATCGTGCTGTTGATGTAAGCCATGACGATGTGAGTTTTCATACAACTCCACCGTGATAGTGCTTCCCTTTCAGCTCTGCGATTTCCTGGCACGTCACGCAGCACTGCACGCCCGGAATAGCTTGTCTGCGAGCGATTGGGATTGGCGCGTCGCAGTCAATACAAAGAACGCGAGCTGTACCGGGCTTTCTGGCACGGGCGTTTTGAATGTGACGCTGCAAATTTTCTTCGACGCGCTGCTGTACGAGATCCATTGAATCTGCCATCAGTGCCAGTCCCCGCGTGATTCAGCTTCATAACGGGCAACTTCACGGCGCAGCAATTCTGCCGACTCCACTCCGTTCATTCCCTCTTTAAGGATGTGGATCGCCAGTGCCTCCATACGGATGGAAACGGCAAAGGCACAGCTTTTACGCTCATCCAGACGGGTCTCGTTAAAAAGCTGGAATAAACCGGCATCATCCGGTCCTGTTTTTGTGGTGCGGGCTTCACTATTTCGCATAATCAATTCTCCTGAATTTGGGCAAAAGAATGCCCGGCGGGTTTACGCCATTAATTTCTGTTTTGAGTTAATTCGGCATGGTTAGCCTTTTGGGAAATAAGCTCACCACTGCCCGAAAATGATTCATTGCTTTAATCAGCTCCCGCGTTTCGTCAGTGGTCAGCTCATTAATATTGACGCTGTGACGTTCTGCCGGAATTTTTGCCATGAAGAATATGGCGGCTAATGCCCTCTCATTCTGTTTATGATTTATGTCGCGGAGATCGCGCATATCATGAATAAACCGTTCCAGTTCGCGCTCAATATTCAGACCAAACACTTTTGCTCTCAGCTCCGCGATATGGTTCAGCCCATTCAGGCGCTGACCGGTACTCAGTGGAACAGTCGCTGCAGGACCTTCAATAGCCATGGTTTCCCCTGTTGGATAGTGGACAGGTCGGCCAAAAGTGCATCCTGCGAGCGGCACGGATGCCAGCGCTTACCATCTTTCCCTATGATCCAGCCGTGGCCGCAGTGCATTGCCGGGCTTTGCTTAACGAGAAGAGACGCAAATGAGGGTTCTTTTCTCAACATAAATACCTCAGCTCAGCCCAAACGAAGAACCAAGGCCCGTCATGGTATCGACGACACCGGCCATTGCAGGGTTAGCCTGTAAACGAGCCTGCAGTGAAATAGCGGTTAAAGCCATCAGACGGGTAACAGAGTTGACGCTTTCGACAACCTGACGGCGGGTGGTCGCGTTCAACTGAACACCAGAAACAGCGCTGGCGGCGACACGACCGATCTCGGCGGTGGCTTTCAGGACGTACAGAGGCATTTTCTCCCGTGCAACTTCATTGGTAGGCACGCATGGCAGGCAATGAATCTGCGCAAGAAAACCATCAACCAGCGTTGAGTCTTCGGTGAGATCGGTGAGTAGCCATATGTCTGGCGCTGTGAGCTGGTGTGGTTGCTCAGGGTTAAGCTTATTGCGCAGGGTCTGAACGTTCATGTCCGCACGTTCTGCCAGCTTCGCCATGTTGTGTCGTAGCGCGAAAGTACGGCTGGCTTCATCAAAGTGCGGATGTTTGGAGATCTTATAATCAAACATGTTAGCCCCTTCAAAAGTTCTCATAATTGAACTTATTGACCAACAATGACGCGGAAGTTGGAATGACCAAGAGATTCGCGCATACGATCAGTTTTATACATCGCATAGCGCAGGCATACTCGACCTTTGTTTTTATCCTTCTTGACCATGTATTTAGCGAGCTGGCCATGATGGATTTTCTGGTAAACAGAGCCACGGGAGATACCTTCCCATTCTGCGAACTCTGCAGGCGTTGCCATCTCTTTTGGTACACGAATTGAAATATCAGTACTCATAGTGCAGTATCTCTCGATTAAGGTTTGGTTTACGTCGTTTTATCTTGTTTTATTTGATTCAAATATTGATACATCGAGATACTACGATCCAATATTTGATACGTCAATAGGATTGAAAAATGATACATGTAAAAGCAGGCGAGAATACTGGGGGGCGAGAGGCTATCCATAGGCTCATAGCTGCCTACGATTTTAAGTCCAGGCAACAGCTGTGCGATCATCTAGGTGCATCAAAAAGTACCATGGCAAACAGATACTTAAGAGATAGCTTTCCGGCTGAATGGGTAATTCAGTGCGCACTTGAAACAGGCGTTTCACTGCTTTGGCTGACCACTGGTCAAGGTGAACCAAGTTCAAATATTGACTCAAAAAAAGATATCAATTTCGTGAACTCTGGCAAAGTTAAACATCTTTCTGACCTCGTTTCTCCTGAAATAGACAAGGCGACTCTCATGGGTGGTTCCTTGGTTGATGCGGGAAAAGCGATTATTGATAGCAGCCTGATTCCTTCAGAATCTAGTAATCTGCTTTTGGTGAATACCGACGGTGACTCTTATCTAGTTGACCGTAGCCAAATGCCGCCAGTGAACGGAATGTGGTTGGTTGATATCGATGGGATCAAAAGCATCGTTAAACTCACTCGCCTTCCTGGCAACAGATTAGTGGTACATCAAGATGACTCCTCATTTGAATGCAGCCTGGATGACCTTGAGGTACTTGGCAGAGCCTTAAAAATCATTAAGAGCCTTTGATATGACGATAAGGAAGCAGCCGAACGGGAAATGGCTATGCGAGTGCTACCCGAACGGGCGAGACGGTAAACGCGTGCGCAAGCAATTTGCGACAAAAGGCGAGGCTGTCGCATTTGAAAACTTCACCATGGATGAAGTAAACAAAAAACCGTGGCTGGGGGAGAAGGAAGATCGGCGGCGTTTGTCAGAGTTGATTGACCAGTGGCACTCCCTTTACGGTCAGACTCTCGCAGACCCCAAACGTCTGATGGCGAAGCTCAGCATTATTTGCAATGGCCTTGGCGATCCCGTGGCCTCAGAACTGACAGCCGGTGACTTTACCAAATACCGTGAAGCGCGGTTAAAGGGTGATGTGCGAAATGAAGATGGCACGCTTATGTCGCCAGTAAAGCCCCGCACGGTAAACCTGGAACAGCGTAACTTATCATCCGTTTTTGGCACACTGAAAAAGCTGGGCCACTGGTCAGTACCAAACCCACTCGCCGGACTACCAACATTCAAAATCGCAGAGGGTGAATTGGCGTTCCTGGCTTCGGACGAAATTAAACGCCTGCTTAAGGCATGTGCAGATTCACAAAGCCCAAGCCTGTTAATGGTCGTAAAAGTTTGCCTGGCTACCGGCGCACGATGGAGTGAAGCCGAAAACCTGCAGGGCCATCAGTTATCCAAATATCGAATTACTTACACCAAAACCAAAAGCAAGAAGAATCGAACCGTTCCGATATCTCAGGAACTATACGATGAAATCCCCAAAAAAAGAGGTAATGTATTCACGCCTTGCAGAAAAGCCTTTGAACGTGCAGTTAAACGAGCCAATATTAACCTACCTGAAGGACAATGTACCCATGTACTACGTCATACATTTGCCAGCCATTTTATGATGAATGGAGGAAACATACTCGTATTGAAAGATATATTAGGTCACTCAGATATTACGATGACTATGGTCTACGCACATTTCGCACCTGAGCATTTAGAGGATGCGGTAACTAAAAACCCACTACACAACCTAAGCTGATGATGATTCTTTTGACCTCCATTATTAACACTCCTGCCATTTGGTTATATTTACTGGCACTAGTGATTATAATTTCAATTATTATCTGGAAAAGATGGTACATTCTTAGTAAAGAAAATTTATTCCAACAAAAGCTTTTTTGGTTTTCAATAGGCATCCCTTTACTTTCTTTTATATACTTTGGTTTGTTTGCATGGTCAGGGAAAGCGCCTGTCCTCTCTGCTCATGGATATTCTAGATTCTATGAAATAAGCAAATTTCCCTTATTAATATTGGCAAGCTCAGTACCTCTAGCTTCAATAGTTAACAATATTCATAGAACGATCCAGACTGAGTCGCAAATTAATACATCGGAATCTAAAAATGCTATAGATAGGTATCTAGCACATGAAAAAAACTTCATTGAGAAAATAAAAGACATACCTAGCTTCAATATAATTGAAGCCAACGATTCTAACGGCGGTATAAAAACCAACATTTACGACCCAAGTTATAAAATAGCCGTCAAAGATAAAATAAATATTTCAAACCCTTACCATCTTTATAAGAAAATTTACCCGGAAGCCACTATGGAAGTTGAGGCTAAATATGATTACAACGAAGACTTCTTAAAAAAAACTGAAGATTACCTTGATATTATAAATAAAAATCTTGAAAGAAGCGATATTGATAACACTTTGCTAGCAAAGCTTTCTTTAAGGAAACTAAATGAAGTGTCGTATTACACAGCATTATTACTTGAACACCTATGCGTTGAAAATATATCGTTAGCCGTTTACAAAATACGCAGTGGGAACAAGGAAATGAAAACATTCACTGACAATGAATATATGTTCTTAGAAATTTTAGAAGCTGCGTATCATACTTCAAGAAAAGTATTCTTTTTAGTAAAAGGTATTGAATCGTCTAAATTTGAGAATATTACAAGCTATATTTATGACGAAGAACCTAGTTTTGATATATTTAAAGATGCAAAGTTACAACATTCCATTTACTCACCATCTTGGTTAGCTTATGTGACAAAGGAGCTTCATGTTGCAAAAGGTGGCGGCAATATGGCGGCAGAGCATTAA